GCTTCTTTAGGTGTAAGAGCATTAAGCAACTGCAACAGTTTGTATACGGCAAATCCTGCTAATAAATAACTCATTCAAGTACATCCCAGTTAATTATATAGTCTGTGTTTTTTACAATCGTAACAGGGACAATATAGTTTTCAATTATGTAATCCACTACTGATTGAGAACGATGGTAATCCAAAGTGTAATAAGAAAAATCTGTATCCTTAGAACTATCAGCATTTGGACCCCAGTGATAGTCGTACAACCCTTCACCTGTAGAACCTGTAGGGTCTTGGATGAATCCACCCGAAGACTCATTTCCAGAAAAGAATTCTCCATTTGATTTTCTATATTCCACTAATGGCTTTTCAAGAGTCAATGTGGTTGACGAACCTGCTGAAAGAGTGATGTCAAACTTGAACACAGGAACTACTGAAGAACTAGCCACAGATGTTGTCTTGGGGATGCTTGCCACAATCTTTCGTGTGTCATTGGTCAAGAAATCTTTGAATGTTGGAAAGGTGGTTACTGAGTTGTTCCAATCATCAAAATAGGTAACACTTGTTGGGGGGGATAAAAGAGTTTCTAATCCCAATAAATTTGCGGGTGCTACAAATCGTGGTTTGTAACTATGTGAAGCAACACCAGAAAAGTAATAAGTTAAATCGTTGTTGTAGTTAAATTCACCACGAGAGTAAATCAATACCGACACAGTTCCTGAAAGTGCGGGAAGAGTAACTGTAAGTTTGTCACCAGCGGTAGATACCGTCATATCCGTGGTTGGGTCCCCACTGAAAATAGCAAACACACCCCATCCATGCGTTCTACCACTGGATTCATATCGGGCGTATACACGCTGTGAAGTACCTGTGTCGGTTGGTGTCGGTCCTGTCACTGCTTGATTAAAGAAAGGGTCGGTTACAAGGTTGACACGCATGGGGTGCACATTAAAATTAAAAACACCAGCATTAAGTTCCGTTGTTACACCACAGCCCGATAGTGCAGAGATGTATGCCTCAATGCTTTCCATTGTCCCTTTTGTTCTGCGTAAGTAACCAACATTGTCCAAAACTGCACGAAGTTTTGAAGTTCCCAAAGCCTCTTTTGTAAAATCAATGCCATTCTGTTTTGCAAGAGCGTTAATAGCAGAACTATGTATGACATTAGGGTCATTGATACGCATAGTGTCATAAATAGTTGTGCGAAATTTATCTAATTCCCACGCAAACAATTCAATAAAAGAATAAAGAGGTGTCAATCCGTTTGAAAGTGTTACTTGTTGTGCATCTAATTCACGGTAGTACGCAGGAATCCTATTCCATAAAGCGTTAAATGAATCAAAATCTCTCGGTATTTGTATTGAGAGTGTTGCAACACGCTCGTAGTACCCAGAAGTAGTTGAATCTTCGTACTTTACAAAAACCGAATAATAAACCCAATTACCTTCTAATACATAGTTTGTGTTTTTATCTTCGTAACTAGTAGAGAAATCCAAGGCCGTTACTTTTGTAACAAAGTCACCATCAGAAACTGTCACTGGCTCACCGTATGCTGATGCACGGATTACCATTTCTACGGGTTGTAGACCTGTACTAACCGTTTCTACTAAAGTAAACCCAAGTTCCCAACCAAGAAGGATGGTGTCTCTTTCAAACACTTCGGCACTAAACAATGATGTAGCAAAGGCGTCCTGAGCAGGGGGTAAGTATCCGTCTGAACGCAACCCACTGTCATAAACAGCGTCACCAGTACCATTAGGTGTAGATGAGTCTTGAGTTACTTTAGTGCGGCGTAGTGCCGAACCTTCATCTGAGATTGTGTTGCGTACTGTAAAAGATACTAAAGCCATTAGTTACTTCCCGTAATTCCACCATACATAATAAGGTTTACAGCAGTAGCATTAGGAACGCTGTTAGATGTCATCTTGTCAGTAAAGCACATTAGTTTTACAGCACTATCCGCTGTCACATTATTTACCGTTCCTACGGTTGCTGGTGTGGTATCAAAAACTGTGTGAAGGTTGGTTAGAGTTACATAATCCACACCATTAACATTTAATGCGGCTCGGTAAACTTCACCAACTGTCAATGTCTGTCCAAAACTAACTTTTGAAAAAGAAAGTAATTCCCGAATTGCTGAATCCACATCTCTCTGTACCCAACTTTGGACAAAGTTGCTTTTTACATACACCTGCATCCCTACATACACAGGTGTGCATTCAATGTATTTATCAATAGTTCCATGGTTTGTTGGGTTAACAACAGCGGCGGTCACACCCAACATAGAGCGTGTGGAAAAATAGTTATCAATTGATTGCGCCATGTCCTGTGGTATTGCAATAACAACCTTTGTTGTTGCTCCATCCGTAATTGGTTCTGGTGGATAGACAGTAAGGTGTGGAACAGGGTAAATAGTTAAGTTCGGTGCTGAATAAACGGCAGTTGCTTTACTAACACCCGTGATTTGTAGTGTTAAATCCTTGTAATCCTGTAAAGACACAGCACGGTCTTGTGTGCGAAGTAATTTAGACACATTGACTTTGATAGATTCAATAGACTCTGAGTCCGAACCACCAGAAAACGCAGAAGAAGATTCAACAAAAAAATATGGGGAGTGTTCTCCCGTAACAAAACTGATTTTGTTTACACCGACATTACCCAAAGAACCAGAAGATGCTCTGTATGATGCGGTAATCCGTGCGTTAATTGTTGGGATAAACCCATTAAAACCGTTTCCAAACACGACTTGTGTTGTACCATCCGAAGTCATTCGCACCGTAAACACTTTGTCATTAAAATCAGCAGTAGACATGTTTTCAATTTTTTGATATGAAACAGGAGTTGGTTCTCCACCTGACACAGGTCCTTCATAAACTTGAACAGAAACACTGTCAAAATCAACACCCTTTTTGACTAGGCTAAAGAATTGGTTAGACCTTCCAGAGCCAATTCCGAGGGCTTCATTTGATACAACACTTCCTTGAACCAAAGAAACAGTTGTAGATTGGTTTACTTTTGTAAATGTTTCCGATGAAGATAAGTAAAAGTACAACAGTTCACTATTCGCATCATAACCAGTAAGCACAGCATATTGTGGAAGAACATAAGGTTGGTTGTAAGCCAACACACCACCAGCGGTGCTACTACCAGTTGGAACCACCAAATTCTTCCCTTGGAAACTTTCTGAACCAGCACTTCCAGTTGTCTGTATTGTAAAAGTGGTACCAGTTGGAACAGCGCTAATCACAACTTCAGAAATATTAAATGTAGTAGGCGTCATTCCAGACACTGTTACTACCTGACCCACAGTCATTAAATGGTTGGTTGCCGTTGTGTATGTAACTGCCGAGCCAGAAACTGTTGCACTACTGATAGTAAAAGTGCTACTAGAAGAAGATGGGAAGGATGTGATTTTAAGGTTAACAGTACCACGGGCAGAGCGTGGGGAAGATGGTGTGTAATCCAATAGGTTGGCAATTGCCATTACAGAATCTCTTTGAGTAGCCGTATCCAAGAAAGTTTCTGATGCGGCACGGTCAACATAAAAATGAAGCACATCCCCCATGTACGCCCACAAGTCAACAATCATGTTTCCAAAATCAGATGGGTCATCACTATTCCATTCAGGAATGGTTAATGCCGACCTTTTCAAAAGGTCTTGTCGGATAGAGAAGTAGTCTCTACTGGTGTAGTCAAAAGTAGCCATTATTAAATTTTACTTTCATCAGTTAAAATTGTGTTCGGATTTACATTAGCAACAAGGGTTGCAAGGGTGCCATCGTTAGTCCTGTATATTACACGGACGGTTAGAGTTGATTCAGAGTAATTGTTCATACTGTCTGGACTAGTAAATTCTATGTCTAAAATTTGTGCATTTGATACAAAATTATTAAGGTCACTAATTGCGTCAATTTTATAATCCGAAAAAATCAATGGGTCAAATGGAGAAAATAACAAAGAATTAATTGCTAGACCGTAGTCGGGGTTATTCACTCGCTCGTATTTATCGGTAACGAGGACATCAATGATTTTTTGTTTTGCAATGATTGCAGTGTCTTCAGTAATAGAAACTACACCATTTGTGTTGAATCTAAAAGGAACGGATATTGACTTCAAAACAATTTTCCTTTCTATGAATAAACTTCTACAAAATCATTGGTTGCAATCCAACGCAAATCTTTGATAATAGGCTCTGGGGGTGTGCTTGAAAAGAACACTTTTTCAGACGGTTCAATATTAGGCGAATAGTCAGAGTCTTTTTCCAAAGTTAAATATGACACCGCAGACCCTCTCATCATTTCATGCCGTACCGATTTTACAATCCATAAACCATCAACAGGTGAATTATATTTATACAATTGTACTAATGTTCCTGGAACAATGGCAGGGTCGCCAACTACTGTAACTTTGGCAGTATAAGGAAATTTATCCCTACTACGACCTGTTAATACTGCGTCAGCCATTTCAATAGTGGATGCGTTAGCAGGTACCTCATCCTCAAAAATAGACTTAACTGGAGTACCAAACCCAGTAGAAACATCCTTAGACAGAGTAACAATACGGTTATTTACAAGGGCGTGTATTGTGTCAGGCACTTTTGCTGACTCAGGGGTTACCGCCCCAACCATTGCTTTAAAATCAATTATTTGACCAGGTTCGGCATTCAGGTTACCAATACTTCCCTGAAGTGTGTATAGAGGAGCAGTTCTGTACCGAGAAAGGGATGCAAACGGGTCCCAGATATCAATGTGCGTCCTTCTCATAGACAATCGGTACCCCAAGTAATTACATGCCTTTTTTAGTAGATGCCAATCAGATTCTCCAGACTGTACAAGTCGTGGAAAACGGTAGTTGTTCTGTGGTACCGATACTGTGAGATTGTATTTATTTGCAAGATTGGTTGCAATTTGTGGAAGTGTTACATCATTCCATACATCTGTTCGCCTGTTTCGCATAACATATGACGCCCCAATGCAATGCATTACGGTGTTTTGAAACGGGCTTGAATTAACAAGACCATCATTAGTAAGAGACCGTGGCTCTAAATAAGTAATGTATCCATTAAAAATATTAATTCTTGTTTTTGCAACCGTTAGTTTAATGGTAATTGGTAAATCAACATAGGTGCTAATAAAGTCGGGAGGAATTCCAGAAATCTCAAGAACAGCCAAGTCATGCATATTTTCAGACAACTCAATATTTACATGATGAATAGATGAAAAATCTACCAATCCATCATGGATTAATACTTCAAACTTTATGTCAAGTTGTGCTGAACTAGATGTAATCATTGCGGAATACGGATTCTTGTTCCAACAGGTATTTGGTCAGGAAAAGGAACATGTGGATTTATTTCAGCGATTCGCCAATAAAAAGTAGGATTTCCTAAATAGTTTCTTGAAAGTTTTTCAAAAGAATCACCAGAACGACTGAGATATGTAATAAATTGTTTAGTAGGAATCTTGTTGTATGTCGCAACAATCTCTACTTTACCATTTCGTATTTCTTGGGTAGCCCTATAACGAGAATTAAATGAAATCATGGTACTGCACTTGGTTGAGTAGGGGCTACTGATTGACTTGCTGAAGAATTAGTATTAGTGTAAGACATCTCTACTTTTGGCAAAGTAGGGTGCCAAGTGGCAATTTGAATTGGAAATTTAAATTCGTAGGAAATAAAATTACTTGTTTCTGGATTTTTAGCAGTTACTACGATAGACACATAAAATGAAATAGCAGGATTTTGCACTGGGTAATCATCGCCATCATTATCTTTTCGTGGGTTAGGCATTTGCTCCATAAAGATGCTTGTGCTACCAGACTTTCGGGGCCACAATCTATCGGCACTTGTGGTAGTTAATAATCCAAACTCTGTTTTATCTGCGGAAAATCCCGTACCATCTTTAAGTAGTGTTAAAGTTCCCGCACCCTCACCAGTAAAAGTAGGCACAAATCCTGGTGAAGTCGGAATACCCGAAAGAAATTGATAAGTCAAATTAAAAGTCATTTTTGGCGCTGACATCTCTTTTTTAGAAATGGCGTTTCGTATGAACTCAGTATGTTTAATATCGTATACTTTAAATTCAGGACTTAATTTATTAGGGTAATCGGCAAGGGGTGCAGATACTCCCTCAACCCATGCCTTTGCAGATGCAATAGAAAGCGCAAGTTTTATTCTAAACTCGGTGTCGCTTAATGTATCATTTTGCTGGTCATTAGCATTGTCTGAAATGCTGTCAAGAAGATAAGTTTTCTTTTTTGCAAAACCTAAATACAGGGCGTACATGTTGATGGTGACTTTACATTGAGTAGGGACCATGTTTCTACTAAATTTTTGAAACACAACATCAACACTGTTTGCAATACCTTCAACCATAAATAATGATGAAAACAAAACACGAAAAGGGATAGGGTTAAGAAATGCTGAGTTACCGAGGTTTCCCTCAAACATTTTTCTCAAATCGTCTTGCTCAGGTAAATCAACTTCTTCAAATTCAATGGTGTCTATATCAATGCCAGCCTTTTTGTACTCCTCTTTAATTGCCGCATTTTGGTTATTAATAATTTCCGCTTGTCTTTGTGCATTAGCGTACACAGAATCAATCATGTCTTTAGAGATTCCCTGACCAGTAATTGAGTCCAACACCATCAAATCAGCAAGAACACCAATTTGCGAGACAAGTGGTTGACCACCACTTTCTAAAGTTAAACCATCCCAATCTCCACCTATTGGATTAAACCCCGAATTGACTTCATGTTCACGGTTAAACATAATTTCAAATGCAAATGATGTAGTTCCTGGAACGGGTTGGAGTAATTGGTTTGGGTTTTGTAAAAGAGGGAGCATTGCTCCAGGAGTTTGTTGGACAGACCTAACTAGCACTTGCGGGTTAAACTGAAAAAACAACCTTCTATTTTTCATAGTAGTTTCAGGGTTGGCTACTTTGTCGGCTAACAAACTCCGCATGTACCCACGCTGAATTGTGTGCGTAACACCAGTAGAATCTTGATACGATTTAGAGGGCCACAAAAAATCGGGGTTATCTAAACTGGTTTTATCTAAAGATGCTTCACCAGTGTCTGTCAGACCATAAAATTGATTAGTTGAATATGTTGACATAAAATTTTCCTTTATGTTCTGCGTAACATGCGTAAACGAACTTCACCTTCAAGCAGTTGCCCTACTTCTCTTGCAATTCTCTTAATATCTGTGGACATGTCTTGTCCACCATTTAAGTAAATATTGGGAGAAACAGTAATGGAGATACCCCCACCGCCGTTACTTGTGGCTCCTAAAGACACCATTTCTCCATCAATAGCATCTCCCCCATATGATGAGGACCCCACCGTTGGAGTAGACGAATTTATTTTTTCGTATAAATCATTACCCTGCTGTGTTAGGTATGAGACAAGAGAACTAGCATTATTGGACATCCCAGAAGATGAACCACTCCGACTACTAATAGAGGTTCTATTTACACTTTTTCTGGATGCACCATAAGATGCTGTTGACACAGTTCCTGTAGTGCCTTTAACACCAGTCTGTGTCGCACCAGACTTATTCCATCCCTTTGGTCTAACTTTACCTCTATAAGCACCACCTTTTAGTTGACTTAGCGACTGTGGTTCAATGTGGAAAGGCTCATCTCCTGAGCCTCCACGACCTGTGTAACCCGTTACAAGACCAAATCGTGCGGCATTTTTAACAACCCAATTAAGTTTTTCCTTGGAATCCTGAGTAAGGTCTGCCGCTAAACCAAGTTCATGCATTGACTGACCTGGAGGAGCCATTGCAGGAATATTGTTTTTTAGCATCTCAGGTTTCATCTCCCAAATGACACCATTCCATTCACGGTCAGTTTCATGCGTTTTTTGTGTTTTATTAGTAGGACGATACCTTTGTCTAAAACCGCTTTCTTGTTGCGCTGTTGTTCTGGTTGTACCCTCAATAGTGATATCTGGTCGTTCTTCAAGCATTCTTCTTAAAGGAATAGACAACTCTGGTTTAAGCGTTGCTAACTTAGCCTCTGTTTTTGCAGGAAGTGTTGTTTCTTCTGAAGTTGTATTTTTTGGGGCGGATGTCGGTACAGCGTCACCACCTTTAAAACTGTCAATTGGGTCACCACCAGGAATTAAACTTTTGACAAAATTTACAACTGGGTGTCCTGTAATACTAATTTTTCCACCAACAATTGAGGATAACTTGTCTTCAAAAGCGGCAAGAACTTTAGTTGTACTTCTAAGATTTTTTTCAAATTGTGCAAAGTTGTCCGTTTGGCGACCATAGAAACTTTCTTCACGCTTGATTCTTTCACCAGTGGTTTTCTCATGTTGAACTGCGTAAGAGTCCTCAATGCCCATAGTCTCACGGTGTGCTTCTAAAGAAGGGTCGTACATACCCTTTCCACCAGTTTTCTTTTGGAACTCAGAGTTTTGCATGGCGTATTGAATGACCATGTCCTGCATATCTTGGGGAACACCCATGGCTGTAAGTCGTTGGCGAGTATTAGAACCTGGTTGAAGAGCACCCTTTAGAGCCTCTGGATTTGTTAAACCAGTACGGCGAATGATGTCTTGGATAGTTTGCATACCAGTGCGCTCTTGACCACCGATACCATACATACCAGTGCCACCCATCATGAACATGCGGTTGGCAACATCAGGAGATGCCAAAGTAGATAGCATTTTCGTAATGTCGCCAGAACCGTATGAGAAACCAGAAACAGCCCGTAATGCTTCAACTGTTGATGCTTGCTTACCCGCTGTTAATCCTGTTGATGCTTGAAGACCCAAAAGGTCATTAATAGCGGCACCGCCTCCAAGCAAGTAATGGCCTGTTAAGGGCATACGGAGTTGATTACGGACCTGCGAATTAGACATTCCATACATCTGTTGAAGTTGTACAGACATTCTGTCTGCTTGTAGGGAATACTCAGCATGTGTTCCAATTCCCACATTTACAGCAGTATTTAGATTGCTACCATACTGTCTAATAGTCCCAGGACCACCTCCCCCAGGACCACCTCCCCCAGGACCACCTCCCCCAGGACCACCTCCCCCAGGACCACCTCCCCCAGGACCACCAGTAAGACCACCAGTTGCCTGGGTGGCTGGAGAGTTGGATGAACCCGCCATAGGAACGCTGATTCGTGAGGCTCCTGTACCACCAGCGCCCCCTGCTCCAGCACCAAATGCCACTTTCATAGAAGACGACATTCTTGACCATTTTTGCGTAAAGCGGTCTACGGCACGAGTAGCGTTATCAATAGCACTTGTAATTTTATTGATTTCACCAGTATCAACATTGACGCCAGTACGACCACGGGCGGCATTAGAGGAACCACCGATTCCTCCAAGTGATGGTTCTGAGCCAAGTCCTTCAGGTGTATTGTTAACTGCCATAAATTATCTATCTGTTTTTACGCCATCGTGCCATACTGCACCAGTATGAACGCTGACGAACTGACATTGATTTTAGGTCATTTAGACCAAAGCCACTATACGAAGAGGCAATCATTTCGTATTCCCAATAGATAATTGTTAAATTAACCGAATAAAAGTGAGACCCAATCCAACACCACTGTTAAGTCTTCTGAACAGTGGGAGCACTGAGTCTTCACCTCCTCCATGCGAGGACCAGGTTGTGCCTGGTTAATTGCTTTAACAACATTTTTTCTGTCAACAATGCTTAGTTTTTTTGCCCATGATTCCCGCATGTTTTTATCCATATCGGAAACCAAACAACGAGAAATTATATATGTATTTTGTTCTGCGACAGTTTTACCTTTTTTAGCGGCGTAACGACTATCACCTGTAGTGGGATAGTTAAATTGAAGGGTTTTTCCATCCTTCATTTCTACTAAAACTGGTTTATCAATTTCAATATTTGGGTGTTCAATTTTGAAGTCTTCATCCAAATCAATGGTCACATCATTACTGCCTTCGCAGTTACCACACAGAAGAGTCATTTCACGATTACGACCATATGTAGCACGAACTACACCAATAAACAGTGAGTCTCTGTCACCGATAATTAGTTCATCAATAATGTGTTGATTTGTTGAAACGATAATAGAACCAATAGAAACAACCGCCCGCTGAAGGAGGTAATTCAAGTAGTCCCCATATGCAAGGTTTTCTTTTGCGTCAAGGGCGGCAAGGTACTCTTCATCCTCACCCGTAAGTTCCCGTACAACGGCAACCTTTTCCCACTCTCCAGTGCTCCCATTAAACACACCACGCATCAACTGTATTTCAGTAGATGGTGGTGCATCAATTTGAGGAAGTGATTCCCCAATTGCTTTATTGGCTTGTTCAGCCAAATTAGTTAGTGATTCCGACATTTTGTTTTCCTTTAATGTAGTTATTTAGAATTGAACAGGCATGTTGAAGCGCTGTGCGTCCTCTTGGTTCCACGCAATAACAAAACCCTCATGATGAACGGTTAATTCTTGCACCAAAAGACCACTGTCTCCTGCACTCAATCCACCAAGTGCAAAAACACCAGGCCAGCAGTTAAACAGTTTCATAGCCAATTTCACATTACCAGGCTTTACATCTGCGGTGTTTACACCGTCTGTACCTGTGTATGAATACGCAATATTGGTTGTTGGATGGTCATATACGGACACAACAATGTCGCAACGATAATCTCCCAACTCATTGATTCCTGTGCTTCCTTGAGGAACGCCACCTTCCCATGAGTGGATGAATTGTTGCCAGCGCCATAGTTGGTCACCTTCAGCAAAAATACCACGAACGAAAGATACGGCACTAAAGTCCGACATTCCGACCATCTTGTGGGTATGTGTATTCATGCCACCTTCACGGTATGCCAATACATCGTTGGTAACGCTCAATCCACTCATGGATGAGAATCCAATCTTTCCCAAATCCTTGCTGTAGTTTTTCAGAGCACCATCAGCGATAATTTGTACCTGAAACTTAAAGTTACGAAGTGGGTCTGTACGGGTTGCCTTAGCCATTTCTAATTACTCCTATACCGCTTCTGCGGTTGTTGTTGAGCCGCCAGCGAACTGGCTGATGTTGATAATGATGAATTCAGCGGGTGATTGTAGTGAAACACCGACCTCAACATGAAGTTCTCCATTTGCAATTGTGGTTGGTGTGTTGTTTGTACTGTCACAAATGATATAGAAAGCCTCAGTTGCGTTTCGTCCCTTTAATCCACCAGATGCCCAGAAGTTTGAAAGGAAACGAGAGATACGAGTATTAATGTCAATCCACACTCGCTCACCGTTTGGTTCAAATACTGAGAAGTTTGCGATGCTTGTGATGTTATCTTTAATGTAGTTAAGAGAACGCCGAACGGGAACATAACGAGTAATGTCGTTGCGCTTCAAAGTACGGGCACCATTGACAATGACCAATCCACCAGGAATGCTCTTTAAAGTATTGACATTCACATCGTATAGCAATCCAACTTCGGTTTCCGTAAATGTTTTGGTAAGTCCATACACACCACGAATGTCGTAAGCGTAACCAGCAGGAGCCTTAGCGACTGTGCGCTCCTGTTCAACACGGGAAAACAGTCCAGCAAGAGCACCTCCAGGATAAGTATCACGCAATGTTGCCACACCGCTACGAGCAGGGTCTGGCATCTTCAACATTGGGTAGTACACAGCACCGAAAGATGACTTTTTGTATGAGTTTGTTAATCCTGTAATTCCAACAGTCAAAAGTGATGATGGGTCTGGGTCAATAATTACAAACCCATTCTTACGGTTTTCGGCGTAAGTAAGTGCCATGTCCACAAGAACCTGTGAATACTGTCCAACAAGGTTAATAAGCATAGCCCCACTGACGGAATCAAGGGAGTTAAGCGCTGTTTGCCAATCCCCATCAACAATTGTTCCATTTGTTCCATCTGTGTCCGCATTACTGGTCGCATCACCAATCTTATATGGTGTTGTTGTAGATGTGGTGATTGTGTAAACAACTCCTGAAGTCAAAGCAGGGTTTACTCCAAGAGAAGAACCAAATGTCAAATCAATAAAATTGGAGTAGTTGTTCACAATTGTTGGTGCGTATTGTGCTGAGTCAGGGTCCAAAGAAACTTCAGACCAGCGCTCTACCTCTTCACCATCAAAATTAACAATGATATTAAATGTAAGTGGTTGTCCACCAGATAAAGTTCCATCACGCAAACCAGCAGTGATAAATACCTTTAAACCTTTTTCTGTGGTAGAAGCACTTTCGGCAATCCAGTTAGCCCAAGTTCCAGGACTTTTTGCACGAATGCGGAAAAGACCACCAGCAGTTGGGTTTACTGCGCTTCCTGCAATAGAGCCTGCAACACCGTCACTCTGTGCCTTGACAGCCGCAGGTGCGGAGACACGAGTCACATAAGCGGTGCGACCACCATTTGTAAAAAAGTGATAGACGGCATAACCAAGATGTGATGAGTTAGTCAAATCACCATAGATAAGTTTGTATTGATTCCATGAATCAATTCGGGTAGGTGCCACGGGTCCACGGGCAACGGTTCCGAGAAAAGCCGTTGGTGTTACCTGTGCGCCAACAGGGGCCGTTGTTGAAAACGGTCCTTCTGAGATATATACGCCTGGGCGAGAGTATGCCATTTTTGCTCCTTAGCAATAAACTGGGGTTACGGTGTACTTGTAATTGGAACGACTGATGCATCAACAGTGACAATTTGTTGGAGACCAAACATGTCGGTAGAGGGAATCTCTGCCGTCATTTGAAGTGTGTAAATCTTTCGGAAAATACGCTTACGGTATCCTGACTCTGAGTCAAGAAGGTCCGCAGTCGTCCAATCCAAAAGGTCTAAACGCCTTACTGTATCATCTTCGGGGACATTAATAAATCCCTTTCTGAATGGAACAATTGTACTCAACATTTGACTGCTGAGTTGGCGGTCGTGTAGAGCGCTACGAGTAAAGGTAGAAACTTGATACAGGATGTCTACTGGAACAAACTCATAACTACCAATAAATTCGGCTCCTGGGGAACTCACGGTTTGCAAGTTAGAAATTCGGCTAGGCCAATAAGTCATAGCATTAGGGTTATTTAACAAATCTGCTCTGTTAGAAATACCTGTTTTAGGATAAATAATTTCAGTTTCTGAATGTTGACGATTCCGTGCATGGACAATGTCAATCATTTCAATTGTCAAAAATGGGTATGAGCGCTCTGTTTCAGATTCTGGATATCGGAAGAAAACTTGAACAGGTCGTTGACCGTTGCGGTCGTCACTAACTCGCAATGTGGAAAATCGTGCTTTCAAAGCCGCATCTTCGGCAAGAAGGAATCCAGGATTAGGCATTTGGCAACTTACTTGACAAATTTTTCATTAAAGACTTATTTACATCGTATTCACGATTTTTGGCAACGGAACGAAGTGTGCCTGTTGCAACGACTTTTTTTGTGGGGTTTCCATACTCCAAATCCATTGCATCAGGGTGTTCAACAGAATAATCAAAGAAACCGTTGTTTACTGATACTTTGGCACTATCACCTTTGTCTGCCCAATCGGGATGTTGTGAAAGATTGTCACGCAAAATGGCAGTTTCTTGTACAGCCGTTTCTGCAAGAGACTGTTCCAAGGCGGTTTCATAAATAAGAAGATTGTCTTTTAGAAGAGAAATTACGCTAGGAAATCCAGAAATAACCGATGCAGAGTCTGTGGATGTATGCAGTTGTGCAGAAGTCATCACTTCTCCCACGGAGATTCTAGGCGTTGTACCTCTTGGTGCTCACCAAGATTAAACCTATTTTATCAGAGTTGGGGGAGCGTTGAAGGCCAAGGAAGGTTGGATACACCTAAAGAAGCAGGGCCTGGGTCAAATGGCATTTCTTGGTTTACATAGACCTCAATACCTTCAACGACAATAATGACATCGTCACGGGCACGACCTCGGACACGGTACGAAACCACCGAGAAGTACCGTCCGTCATACAAAAACATGTCATTCAAATGGCTCTTGTACTCATATGGGTTGGATACGCCTGCGGTTCTAAAATCCTCAATAGACGCAACAAAGTTGGTCAACTGGACTGGCTGACGACCTTCTGGAATAGAACGCTTCTGGTCTTCAGCCTCAGTAATCATCAGGACGGGAACAGTGACACCGTTTGCGTATTTACGGCCTCCAGCCCCTGGAACGCCTTCGTCATAGACATCGTCATAGACAGACTGGGTGCTTGTGTTGGTCCCTAATGGGGTGAACTCAAACCAGACCACTGACTCACCAGCAACATCGTGGTACTTCCTGTAGTGCTTACGGATATGGGAAAGTTCTCGCCGTATATCCATCAGTAGAACGCATTAGAGGTATAACCCGATGGTGGGTCAGTTTCAATAAAGACATCTGCACGCATTGGTTCATCAGCCTCTTCCACAAGAATGTGTCCTTCAATCTCCTCTGCCCAAATTCGCTCCATTGGACCATAGTCGCCCAATTCCTTGGACTTGTACAGAGGGACCAGTCGGTTTGTTGTACGGGATGTACGGCGAAGGCTGAACTGCTCAATACGCTCAGGACCAATGTTCAGGTTGTTGGCGTGCTTACGGTATTCAATTTCCCACTGCTGAATGAGATTCTGAAGCATTCGGAAACGCTGTGAACCAGGAATGTGGATGGACTCAGAGGTCATAACATCAATATCACGGGCGTATTCCGTCATAAGAGCCTGTAGAGCCTCTACAAGCGCTCCTAAGCCCACTACATCCAATACAGCAGGGCTTGCCTGCTCTAGTGGAATATTAATCGTGGGCTTATGGAAGTTAATAGAGCGCTCACAGTAGAACTGAAGGTCCGAGGGCAGAAGCCACTCGTAGTAGTAGCCCTCAACCATAATTTTGGTGTTAGCGGCTGGGGTAGAAGCAAGGCGTAGGATTCCGTTACGGGCATCAAGGGAATACTGTGCCGTTGTCAGTTCTGTAACGGTGGAACCAACAACCGTGGCAATCCACAATGTCTCAGCATCCACATTTAAATTTCCTAATTCAAAAGTGCGACCAAGACCGTCAAAGGTGGTCTGAAAGAACTTGGGGAAATCACGCAGGTAATTGCGTGCCAGTTCAATAGTGTGCTGAAGCGGTGTAAGAGCCATATCCTATTGTACTACTGGTCACCAGACCCAGTTCCAGGGATGGTGTCCAGATAGTCTTGGTTTAACTGTGGCTGTTGCTCACGGTGCCTGTGGCTGGTTACACGGCGAATACGGGTGATGTCAGCCTCTGTACCTGTGGGTTTGGGTACGGGTCGCTCAAATTCCTCAGTTTGCATTTTCCAGAGCCTGAAGTCGTGCTTCGTGGTCTTTCAAAAGTTCAATGTAAGCAACAGCAAGTCGGTCATATGCAACAGCATCTGGTTGACCATACTCATCAAAAATAACAAACTTTCTACATGATTCAATTTCTGCTAATTCCTCAGCAATAACACCAACTACCCGTTCATTAGAATTAGTAGGAATGTAACTTGTTAAACGAATATCTAGGAAATCTGTTGCTGTAATCTCTGCGTTCTGAATGTCATCTTTGTATCGGCGTGAAGATGCATTTGCACCACCAGATGAGTTAATGATGTAGCGCAATGTGCCATTAATTGAAAAACCAATGGCAAGGTTTGAACCAAGGTACATTCCGTAGTTGGAGTATGCACCCCATGAAAAATCAGGTGTTCCAGCACTTCCACCAAAAACAGCATAAAAGTTATTACCAGCAACATCTGAAGACGCATTGATTGTAGATGTTCCTATATGACTAGCAACAATTGTACTAAACACCGATGTATAGGAAGGGTTGTTGGCATCAACATAGGTAGAGACTAAACCGCCGTTATTATCACGGACAGCGATTGTATTCCCAGTTTCTCCTTGAGATGTGTCATAACCATCAAGGGTTCCGTTGACATTTCCTGTCAATGGTCCAACAAAACTAGATGCCGTAATAGTTCCAGCACTAAAGTTTCCGCTGGCGTCATAACGAGCCAACTTATACCAAGTGTTATTTACTTTGACAGAAAGGGGGCTTTCAAGAGTCGCACTAGGTGTCCATGTAGTTGGTTGTACCCACAAGTCAGCGTGGTTACCAACTTCAGTTGTGGCGGTAGCGCCTACACGGTTGGTGTTAGAGCGTACAAATACCCGCTTGTCAGTAATAGCATTAGATGACGGCGTGGAGTTGGTGTTTCTCCATACTGATGCTAAAACCACATCAGTGACATGGTTGACCGTGCTAGGGAATCTAGGATTTACGCCAGTATTTCCAGGAAGGACGATAATGTCAACGAGGGAACCAGTCCAACGGGCAACGACAATGTCAAAAAAACTAGCCGAAGTAAATGTTGACAGTGGAACGCTTGCATTACCTGCGTAGGTGTAATAAGAGTTGTTGATTAAAACTTCTCCACTTGCAACTGCAATAGTTGTCCCAGCCCCACCAGGGGTAACAGTCATTCCACTGACAACACCGTTATTTTGTTTTCCTAAAACTTGGAAATCAAGTGAGTCTGGCTCTGCCTGGTTCTGATTAAAAGCATCAGGCGTATTTGGAATTGTGAAGCCAGACATTTAAACCTCAGACTGTGTCGTAGATGTTTCCGTGATTTGCAAGGTGGTTGTAGAGGTCGGCAGGAATTGTGTAAGTCTTGCCTTCTTCAAAGTCAAAAACCTCTGTTCCCCAGTGCATGCGCCAAGTTCCCTTGACACGAGCCTTCTTTGTTGCTGGTGCGCCTGGTGCGACAACTTCCTTTGCAGGTGTTGCGTCAACAACGACTTCCTCAGCCACTTCTTCGGCTTCTACAAACTCTGGTTCGGGGGTCTTTTTCGTAGCCATTGCTACTCCTTTACTTTTTAATTAACTGAAACTGTGAAAGGTGGGGTACTAGGCTTGCGCCGTTCCCCCACCTTAACACTAATTAATGGTGGTTATTAGGCAGTTGGAACTGCGCCACCGAGGGTGTTGATGAGTACACGAGACTCGTGTGTGATTACACCGAAGCCCCAGATTGCGTACCAAGACAAACCGTGCTCACGACCAAAGTCAATGACGCCACCGTCACGGAGTTCCACTGGCAATGCAATGGCCTGTCCGAAAGCGTTGTCACCAATCATGATGGCGGTGTATGAGTTTGAAAGGACTGCGTCCTGGATACCCGTTGCAGGGTTGGAGTCAACCGAGCCAAGACCAGACTTGACCTGTGTGGTTTCAATGAAGACCACATCGTACAAGCGTCCGATTTCACCGAGCATGAAGTTACCAGGAGCGGCATACTTCGTGACTTCAATGAACTCTGGCCAGTCACGGAGTGAACGAGCCTGTGCAGGGTTTACGAAACACACATAGGTGTCACCAAGGCGTGGGATGTTCTGACCAGCCAAGATTTCAACTGCGTCCTTAATGGTTGCAGGTGAAAGGTAGCCAGGAGCACCTGAGTTACCTGCGGCGGCGTATTCGTAAGGTGCACGAGCGCCACGGCTTGCAGGAGAGGTACGACCAAAGACAACGCTTGGTGCTACAGCCGCACCGCCACCGAATGGGACGCCTGGCTTGTAGAGGGTGTTGCGTGCCTGGATGTCCATGGACTGAGCCATGTGGCGACCAAGAAGGCGGGAAGCCGAAGCCATCACATCGTCAAACGAAGCGTTGAGGAGCAATTCGGTGACAGAAACTGCCTGACCTTGTTCCTTAACTGTGATTTGAATCTGGCTTGCAGACAGAGCAACTGGGTTCATACGAACGCCTTCCGTCAACTCTGCACCACTTGTCTCGTTGATAGCGAGGTTGTTGTAGCGCATGAAGTTGATGGTGAGACCAGGCATAACGCCAAGTTCTGTCTTCTTTACTGCGAATTGCTCAAAGCGAAGCACGGGCATCGCTTGGAACAGGATTTCCTTTGACCAAATGGTCTGAATGGCGGGGGAGAGGTACGAACCACTGTCGTATCCAGCCGCCGAAGTTGCGCCAGCGGTAGTTACTGCACCGCCAGCAGGTGTTGGGTATGCCATGGGCTTATTCCTTCGGGTTTGTTGTTGTTATGGGGGTTAAAAACGGCCTCGTGAAGACCGTGCATTTAGGAGCCGTTCCCGCATCTGTGCATACTTTTCCATTGACATATTGCGGATGTCATCCGCACTTAACTGCTGGTATTCCGTTTGAGTTTCCATTGGCCCAACAGGGGGTGCCGTTACTGGTGCCCCCCGCAAGCGACCTTGCGATTGCTGAGTTGCTTGCTGGATTGACTCAATAATAGCAGATGAACGCTCACGAAGTATTGAAATAGAGTTTTCAATCTCTTCAGGGCTGTTACCTGATACTAAGTCAATAAGTTCAGGAATGATTGCTTCCTGTTCCTGTTGCAGGCGCTGGTTGCGATAATGCACCAATTCCTGCATCTGGCGTTCTTTTTCAAGCAGTGCCTCTTGTGCTTGGCGCTGTGATTCAATCTCTGCGAGACGACCTTGCCATTCCTGCTCTACTGTGTTAATGCGCTGATTGAACTCATCCTCTTTCTTGAGAAGGAGTTCTTTTGCGCTCAATTCATCAAGTTCACGCTGACGAAGAATCTCTGCCTCTTTAGTGGCACGCTCTTCCGCTTCCTTGCGAGCGGCTTCACGCTCTGAGGAAATGATGTTCATTTGCTCTTCCATTGCCTTCACACGCAGGTCGGCTTCTTCAAGACGCTTGTACATCTTGTCCTTTTCCTGCTTGCGGATGTTCTCTACTTCATCTTGAGAGAACAGTTTGCTGTTTGTCTTAGACATTGCGTCTTCAACAAATTGCTCCACCTGTGGAGAATCCACAGGGACGCTGATGATGTCCCCTTCAGGGGCATTGTTCTTAGCCATGAGTTTTACCTACCTTGTTAGTTTGGCGTATATGAACTTAGTTAATAAGACTGTTTATTCTTCGTCAGGTATACGGCGCTGGGCGAACCTTGCTCCGTATGCCTTTGCTACTAATTGATTTACCATCTGCTCTTCCATGGGGCCAACGACAGGACCTGGCATTGGACCGCCATCAGAAGAACCGTTTGCTGTTGATACATTAGCACCTCCAGCAGACGCCGTTTCTGGACCTTCAGGTCCAGGCATCATTCCAGTTGCCAGCATTACTGCCATCTGGATTTGTGCGTTCAACATGTCAAGAGCGCCTTGGTCCATAGCGTCATCTTGCAACTCTTCAAAGATTTCATCCATCTTCTCGTTCGGGAACTCTTCCCCAAGAAGACGGAGGGCACCACGCTTAGACTCAAGACCAAGAGCCATCTTTGCCTGAACCTCATTAAGTTTGATGAGTTGGTCCACTGGCAATGGTTCGGGCCAGTGAATCATTGTCTTGTAAGTATTTGGGTCAGCAGGGTCCAACTGAGTTAGTTGGTCACGCTCTGGCATTGCAGACTGCGATGGGTCATACATGAGCATTTGTGGCTCAAACACAGCCGCAGTGCGGATGATAATTTCGTTAATGCGCTCAAGACCCTTGGTGAAGTGAACTTTCTTCATGTTGAAGCGGTTCATCATCGGTTGGT